CCGTGACTGCGATATGTCCCGCCTTAGTGAATTGCGCGGGAAGCATCAGACCCGCGTTGGTCCCGGTGGCCGCTGGTAGGGTTGCATTAGTGCCTGTCGATGAAGTGACGATGCCTTGTGTGGCGCTGGCGGTGTAACCAAGGCTTGCCCCGCCAACAGTGACATCTAACCCCTCAGCCTCAGCCACTTTTGTAAAGTCCGATCCGCGCCAAACATAAATTGCCCAGCCGCTCTCTACTGTTGAATCTGCGGATGCATCAACGACGAACACGCGGTCGCCAGTAGATAGCCCCAAGAGAGCATTGCGCTCCGCTATGTCTGCCACGTCATATTCAGATGCGCCGATATTGGCCTGCACATATGCGAGAATATCAGACGACAACACAGAATAAACTGTGCTGCTGCGCTCAACGATGAATTGGTCTGTACCTTGTAGTGCCATGATTAGGCTCCTGTAAGTGATGATATATCGTAGCGAATTTCTGTGCCGACGAGCTTGAAGCCGGGCCCAACCGATGCACCTGCACCAGCCGAACCGGGAGCGCCAACCACGGATGCAACCGCCGTTGTGCCTCCTCGTGCGATGGTCGCGAGGGTGCCTTGCGTCTGCCCGAACCACTCATGGACAACGCCCGGCGGCTGGAACCATTCGACGGTCATACAGTGACCCTCTCTGCCAACTTGATCGCCAAAGGCAGGGGGTAGTCCACGACGCCGGATGTGTAGACGACCTTTGCATCCGTGATGTAGGTCTGTGCAGCGAGTGCTGCCGTCTGGGTGGGTGTAAGGTTGAACGACCAATAGGCGCGCACGTTACCAGCGGCCTCCACGAAAGAAGGTGTGATGCTCGCAACGGTTGCGGCTGATGCAGGTGGCACCCTAGAGCCATTGATCGCCACCTTAACATCGCAAGTTACTGTTTCAGTACCATCATAAGCAGGGTCAGACCGCAGGCCGAAAGATACGGTTTCCCCGCGAATATGCTCAATTATTGCAACCGCGTTGCTCATTACCAGCCCCCCTCGATGTCTACAGCAGCCAACTCGGTAAGATCCACAGCATCTGTGATCTCAGTCGATATTGTTTTCTCATTGTCGAAACACGCCTGCACATGAGCCTCGATAGCGTTGGCCGCTGCGATGATGGTTGCCGCTGTGAGTGTAGAGAATATCCCCGGCCCGGTTTTCCATGCAGTGATCTCATAGTCTGCATCTACACTCGCCTTGACGTATGCCGCTGTGATTTTGGACTGCGTCATCCGGTCTGTTGCCAGTGGGTTGCCTCCCAGAGTGGTGCCGCCCTCTTCTGCCTCATAGCGACGTTGCGCGAGTTCCTGCAGGCGCATCTCTTTGCCCGTTGCGAGGTCGGGGTATTTGGTTGGGGTCACAATAGATGCCCCAATAGTCGCAAGGTATGCCGCCGACGGAAACTCGCCGCCGTATTGCACGTTAGGGTTTTGCAACTTGAATTGCTCTGATGTAACCCGTGAACCATCTGTGAGTTCAATCATACGCATTATACAATCCCTCCCAGTATTGAGATTACTTGGTAAGAAGCCCCACTATCCGCAGTGACGATTGTAACCGCTGTTTTCTCATATACCTTTAGTGGTATTGTTACTGATTCCATTGTTCCGGGGAAAACTAACGTTGGAATGTCTGCGGAAAAGTATTGGTGAACACTGTCACTACTTGACCCTACTACGTACATCTTTGAGCCATCAGATTTAAAAAACAGCCCATTTGGACTAGGGCCCTCCGAATTAACACTAAATGAAACACTATCGTAAGACGCTGAACTAATAACCCAAGGAGTTGAGAGGGAGTATTGGTATACCCTGTCGTTACTTGACCCTACTACATACATCTTTGTTCCATCAGGCTTAAAGAACAACCCCTGTGGCCTAGAGTCCTGCGAAAAAACAGCAAGCTCAACACTATCGTAAGACGCTGAACTAATAACCCAAGGAGTTGAGAGGGAGTACTGGTAGACCCTATAACTCCCTCGATTAACTACATACATCTTTGTACCGTCGGGCTTGAAGAACAACCCAACTGGAGTGGTCGCCTCCCAAGTAACACTAAAATAATCGTCGTAAGACGCTGAACTAACAACCCAAGCAGTTGATAAAGAATATTGGGAGACTCTGCCTCTTTCTTGCCCTATTACGTACATTTCTGTACCGTCGGGCTTGAAGAACAACCCAGTTATATCGTTATCTAGAAACTCAACACTAAAAGAGACACTATCGTAAGACGCTGAACTAATAACCCAAGGAGTTGAGAGGGAGTACTGGTAGACTACGGCGTTACTTGTCCCTATTACGTACATCTTTGTGCCATCGGACTTGAAGAACAAAGATGATGGATTAGCTTCCTGCGAGCGAACACTAAATGAAAGGTTTTCATAAAACGCAGAGGCTAGGCTATAACCCGTCAATGCCTGATAGTCGATAACCAGATCAACCTTGGCAACTCCCACAGGGTTATCAAATGAGTAAGTTACCGTCGCTGCGTTTGCCGCTGATGTAATTACCTTGTTTGACCCAAAGTCAATTGATTGCGTTGCACCTGTTGTTGCTACTGTCGAAAGTCTAGGGGACAACTCATCAATAGCCTGCGAGGTACGCAACGGAGTCATGCCGTTGGAGTTATCCGTGCCCGCCTCAGCTTGGGCTTGACTAGCCTTGCCGATGAAACCGATTAGAACCCAATTCGTTTCATCTGCACTAGGGTCTGTTGTCTCACCCGTGTGCGTTAGGATCGCGCGATAGGTGCCAAAGTCCACACCCGAGATTGCGTTGTCCAAGGCCGTGTAGGACGCCTCAGAAACCCAAGCTGCCGCGTTGGTAGTGACAATAGCCGCTGCTGCTGATGAAGCCGCGAGGACAGCTTGTGCCGTCGCTTCGTCTTTCTGGGCAGTCGCAAGGGTGACTTGATCTGCGGCCAGCACGACCTCCGCCTGTGCATCAATAACCGCTTGTCCAGCGTTCGTGACCTGCAATGCGAACCAAGAAACCGACGTTGACAGCTCGCCTCGAAACGTCTTTTCCCACACAAGAAACGGATCAGTTAAAGCCGAAAACGTAGACGGAGCCGACCGCGAGGGGATTACAGACGGGGCGGCGGTGAATGTTGGGTCTGTCATTAGACAAGGCTCCTGATGTCAATATCGAGAATTGTCTTCTCGGCATATTGGTACATGAAATTATAGCTGGAGAAGAAGCCGAGGTAGACAAGCTGATTATCGCCGTGCCGCGTGTCAAATGCCCAGACCGTTGGAATGCCTCGTTGATCGGCCAGCTTCTTTTCAAGGTAGGTCACGCGGAAACTATCAACTGCAATTGCAGGTGTCGCCGTGCGCGAATAGCCGCGAATAACCGGGGTGGTTCGACCAAAGGAATCCTCGTTCAGCCGCGTAAAATCATTAATTCCAAGCGGAACCTCGTTAAGCGTAATGCCTAATACTTCAGAATAGCCGAATGCAATTTGCCCTACCGCCGCCGTGCTGCCCGCGTTGCTAACCGTAACGCTGATAGCCGCCGCTCCATATGGCGGCAAATCTGTAACGCAGAGATTGTCAATCGTAACAATTGGCGAAAAGAAATAAGTGTAGGCGTCAACAACGGCTGTATTATCCACCAAAGGAAACGTTCTATTGTAAACTTCGCCATCTGTCGGATCGGTCACGACAATTGTAACGCTTTCCCCAATTAGATTAAACAGCGAAACTGAATTTGTAATGGCGCCGGGCGTCACAACCCAAGTTGCGGATTCCGCCCGCGATGATTGGTTTTGAATATAGCCGTCAAATACAGACCAGCGGTTCGTGGCAAGCCCCTTTGTCCACCACACGCCTTGATTAGCTACAACTTCGGGATCGTTGCCTACGTTGGACCCTTGCAGGCTTGCGTAGATCACATGGCCCTTGATAACCTTGACGGGTGCATCATCCGCCGTCGCGGCATAGGTGGTCCCCACCGCCCACGCGTCAAAGTCATCCTCTGGCAATGTGCTGCTGGTCAACCGAGTGTCGGTGATCGGCAGCACCGGGATCATCTTGGCGCTCATTATGCGGCCTCCGTCTTGACGACTTCCCCGGCGGCGGTGCCGGGCGTGCCGATATTGTCCCACTTTTCGAGGATGTCATAGCTGCGGACGTTCGAGCGCGCAGTGCTCATGTTGACCTGCTTAAGCTCAGAAACCTGAGCCGTAAGACGTTCAACCTGCGCCTCAAGTCTGGATGTATCAAATAGCGACTTGCTGTTACTGGCGATCTGCGACGGCCCGGTGTATTCCAACTCAGGCCCGCGCTCGCCCACTATCCGCCAGCCGCCCGCGTGCGCGCCGCCGTTGGCAAGTTGAGGAATAACGCCAGTAATGGATTCAGCGGATCCGGCTATCATGGCGCGAATGTCAGGGATGCTTATCGTATCAGCCGCATTTTTCCAGAAGGCTAGACCCTTGGCGTCCGGCACGCGGCCAAGAATATCGCCGTATGCCTCAGTGATCGCTCGCGTGTTGCTGTCGATAAGCGAATTTCCGGTAAACGATCCAGACAGATCGCCGCCGTTATACCCAACCATTGAACGTGCAGCGGCACTACCGGCGCCGCCCGCTGCTGCTGATGCCGCGCGGAATTCCGACATAGCCGCCGCCAGAGACATGATGCTTTCGTCAATGCCAAGCAAGCCGTCGAGCTGCTGTTGAAGCAGGCCCACCTGCATTTCAGACTGCGACCGCATGTTGTCAATTTGCTGCTCTAGCAGATTAACGGCCTGTTCGTCCGCGGTGAGCGCAAAGCCCGCTGTTTTTTCCAGCGCAGCAATGACCCCGGACGTGATGCCAAAATCGCGGCGATAATCCTCCAAGGTCTCATACGTATCGGAGGACGGATCAGCGACAATGCTCAGAGCGTTTTGCAGCGCGTCCACGTCATTAATCCGGCCCATGCCAACCAGAGATTGCAGGTACGCCGCAGCCCGGTCTTGCGACTGCCGCTGCGCATCGATGCTGGGAAATAAGCGGCTTTCGAGCGCGCCCTCTAAAGCGCTGGCGATTGCCCGAGAATCAGCCAAGCGTTCCCGCGCGCCGGTCAGGCTATCTTGCAGGCCGTCAATCGCGCTCTGGAATGTATCGCGTGTCGCAGCCATTTCCCGTGCAAAGGCGGCGTTTAGATCGGTTGTGGCTGTGGTGAGGGCTTGATCGACAAGGCGCTGCGAGGTTTCGGCGACCTGTTGGGCTGTACCGTTTATGAGCACAAACGCCCCGGCCACGTCTAACAGCGCGGCATAGGCGTTGCGCCCTGCCGCCGTTGTCAGGTCTTGCGCTTTTACAAGGGCCATAAATTCAGCATGAGTTTCTGGAATCGCCAGAGTTAACCCACCGAAGGCCGTTTCAAGATTTAAGGTTGCAAGTTCAACAGCCTTGGACCGTTGCTCAATTGTGGTCATCATGTTTGCAAAAACAAAGCCGGTCTTGGCACCGAATGCTTCTAATCCGCCCGCCAAGTCCACAAGCCTAGACGCCGCATCAGCACCGCTCAGGCTGGCTTGCAGGGCCGTGCCATCAATTAAGTTTAAGGCTGTATTAACTCCGATAAGGCTACCACTGAGGCGCTCTAGCGTTTGGAAAGATGTTTCGCCTGCGCGCGTAAATTCACCGGTTGTCAGCACAAGGTCCGACATGCCCACGGCCAGCTTTTCAAGCTCAGCGGTCAGCTGCGCCTCGGTTTCCTCGGCACTCTGTCGGCTGCTCCAAATGGTAAAGCTGTCCCCGACAAAGCCGTCGATCGCTGCAGACGACAGGCCAAGCTGCTCAGAAAAAGCGCGTACTGACCCGCTGATGCCAGTCGCGGCGCTATCCAGAGCGGCCTGCTGTTCGGCTTCGAGAGGAGACATTACGGTTTTGTTGGACCGGAACGCGCCGCCTTTGAAGAAGTCCAAGGTTTCAACGTCAGCACCTTCGTCGGTGAAGCTGCCGCGAAGGCCTGAACCATAGAATTTGCGCTCGAAGCCCTTGCTTATTGCGAAAACGGCAGCCGCAACCGCTGCGACAGGCAAAGCCACGGCACCAATGGCCGCGCCTATAGAGGCCATGCTTGCGCCTGCCGCTGTCGCCGCTGCGGTCTGCGCGCCGATAACGCCTGCCATGCTCGACAGGCCGCCGCTCACAAGGGCGGAGCCTGCCATGCCTACGCCAGCGCCAAGGCCGCCTAGCAGGCCGCTGACACCCATAAGGCTGCCACCAGCAGTCAGTGCCGCACCAAAGCCACCAGCGATGCCGCCAAGGCCGCCAATACCACCGCCGCCACCTGTGGCCGCCGATGCCGCGCCGCCCGCAACGCTGCCAGACGCGCCGAGGCTGATCAGGATTTTATTGCGCGCAGCCGTGGCGATCATCTGCGACAGCAGGCTTGTGAAGCTGTCTAGGATGGAATTGGCAAAGCCCTTGAAGTCGCGGAGGCCGCCCGCGATGAAGTCGCCCCAAGCGGAGGCCACGTCGTTCACCATTGGGATCTGATCCGCCAGCCCGTCATTCAGCTTTTGCAAGGCAACATCATAGGCGCCCTGCGACAAGCCGTCCTCCATGCCCAGAAGATCGTTCAGGTTGGACAGTTCGGCGTTGTAGCGCTTGATCGGGTCAGCGTCAAATTCAAGGCGCTCGATTTCGTCGGCTAGCTTTGCGGCTTCCCTTTCAGCTTCCTTCATGCCCTTGGCGATAGCACTGCCCGCCGATGATCCCGATGATCCGGCATCGTCTAAAGCGGATTGCAGAGCCTTGAAATTCTTGACCGCCTCGCGCTGCGCCGCACGCCCCTCCGAGGTGAGGATAACGGGCTGCGACATCGCAAGGTCTTCGTCTGCCATCGCGGGAGTGGTTGCGGAAAGTGCCAAAGCGCGACTCAAGGATATGCCAAGCCATTTGGCTAGATCAGCCGCGCTCGAAGCTGCACCATCAAAGTTAATCAGGCCGGACGCGCGGGCTACGCCGCCAGCGCTGTCTTCGGCGTCATCAAGAGATCCCCCCATGCCATCTGCGTCATCGGTAAGGTTTTGGATTGTTTCCCGCGCTTTTTCAAGAGACGCCCGCGCCGCGTCCACTTGGGCAGCAACGTCATACATAATCCCGCCGGGCTGATTTGCGGTTTCAGCAAACAAGGCGTTGCCGTCAGCTTGTGTTTTCAAGAACAGAAGGTTGGCCTCAACAGTCGCGAGTGTCGTTTCTGCCAAAGCTTCCATGTCTCGCGCTGCGCCCAAGACTGCTGCTTTGGTCGCTACTGATTTGTCGGTTGCGTATGTATCAAGCGCGGTGTTTAGGCCATCAACCGATTCTTTCATCACATCGGTCACTGCCGCTGCAACGCCAGTGGTATCACCAATGTCTTGATACTTCCGGTACAGAAGCGTGAGTCCGGTGACTACCGCGACAAGGGGGATAGCGTTCATTGCCAGAGCCATCGCCCCGGCAGCAGTCGCCCCGCCGAATAGAGAAACCGACAATGTGGTCAGGCCACTGATAGCCGCCGGAATGCTGCGGACAGCCAAGATACCCAGCGAAATTGCCAGAGCGTCAGCGTTATCCGCTAGAAGCGCAACAACTTTAGCCGCCCCCTCAATAGCCGGGACCAAGACCGTCAACAACATATCGCCAATGGTCAGGCCGATATTGTTCAGTCCCGCCATTGCCACGTTGAGGCGTTGCTGCATATCCTCGGACATTTTGTTAAAGGCTTTGTCGGTTTCGCCGACTTTGATGCCCATGTTTTCCATGATGGTGGTGTATATTTTGCCGGTCTGCCCAGAGAATGCCAGAGCCGCGCCAGCCGCTTCGGAAGAACTGAATAGCAGGCTCATCTGCTCAACGCTGCCGCCAGTGGCAAGAGATACCTCGCCCATGAATTCAGCAAAGTTCTTACCCTGCAATCCAGCCGCGTTAAATTCCAGTGACAACCCTTTAGCCAAATCCCTTGCTTGCTGTGACGGGTTAGCAATAGCGATCAAAGCCGCTTTAAGCCCAGTCACAGATTCAGCAGTGGACAAGCCGCCGCGTGTTAAAGCCGCCACGGCGGCGGCAGTCTCATCAAACGAAAGTCCAAGTTTCTGAGCGAATGGTAACGCCTTACCGATTGAAGCGGAAAGTTCCTCAATCGTTGTTTTACCGCCCTTCATGGCGACAAAAAGGGCATCGCTGGCATCCGCCGCGCTTAAGTTTGATTCCTTGTAAACGTCCATCGCCGAAGTCAGAACATCTACCGCCGTCGTGACATCTGTGACGCCGCCGATTGCCAGACGGTTCGCCACGTCAAGAAGAACCGCCGCGTCCTCTACAGAAGCCGCGCCCGCGCTGATCGCCTGATAGAACGCATTGGCTTGTGCAGTCGCAGACCCGCCGTAGGTTGCGGCCAATCGCTTGCTGGCATCGTCCAGAAACGCAGTCTGCTTTGCCGTGCCTTCGATCAGCGTGCCGACCTCGGACAGAGCCGACCCAAATTCAAGCGCCTGCCGAGTAGCAGCCCCAAGGGAAGCCACTGCCCCCACCGCAGCCGTTGCAGCCGCAGCCATTCCAGCAAACGCCAGTTTTGAAGACTTGCCCAGCCGCGTCGCTGCGCCCTCAGCGCTGCGTCCCTCCTTGCCGAACTTGTCTAGGTCTTTGGTGGCAGTCCGCGCTTGGCTGCTGTCGATTTTTAACGCAAGTTCGGCGATATCGGTCATTTTTTAATTCCTTGCGCAATCATTATTTGTGCGAACTATTCGCCCGTAACCGCCTTGACCGCTCTTGCCGTCGAGGCGTCGAATATCTCAAGATCACGCTTGGATTTAGGCCAATCCCATGGCGCATCCGTGCTGCGATTGTTCGAGCGATGATACTCTCCGACATAGGCATCAGAGGCCAGCAATGCCGCGTCCACTTCATACGGCGACATGAGACCGCAGGTTGCGGCGACAAAGTCCATGATCTGCCCGGCGGAAATAGAAGCGACGGCACCCTCGCCGCGTGAGGCAAACAGGCCAACCCGGCGCAGGACGTAGGCCGCATCGAATAGACCCCCCTGCTCGGGCAGGATATGGGGCGCGCGATCTAGCTGGATCCAACGCACGGGAGCCTTTTCAGAGTCCGCGCATTGCAGCCAAGCAAGTTGGCGCGCCCACAATATCAGGCGGTCTTTGTCGCCTTGGTCTTTTTTCCGGCAGATGTGATCTCCAGATCAACAGCCGTTCTCAGTGACTCCAAAGCGGCGAATAGCGCTGTCTTATTTTCAAGGCTGCACTTCACCAGCTTGCCACCGTCTTTCAGGTTCCAGCTGTCGCAGCAGCGCGCCAGCAGCTCGGCTGTGCGCCCGTCGCCTTTGATGATTTCCGCGTCAAGCTCATCCTCGGTCATATCGCTGTCAGCTTCTGCATCGGCCTTGTCTGCCCGCGTCGATTTAATGTGCATCTTGCGCACAGACTTCTTGAAGCGCGTGCCGTTGACCGGGTGCATCGTCAGCTCAAGCTGGCCATCGCTGCCGTCTTTGAAGCCAGCTGGCTTGCAGAGAAATGCCTCTAGGCTGTCGTCGATTGCCGAGGGCTGGCCAGTCAGTTTTGCGAAGTCAGTCATGTGATAAATTCCTTTGGTTTTGGTTAAAAGGCCGCATTGGTTAACCACGCCAATGCGGCCCTATCCGTCAAACGCCAGGAGGAAAGAAACCGGCGCGTCGGGATGCTTACGCAGCTACCTTGATGTGCTTGCGGTAAAACTCGACCGAGACGTTAGCCATCAGGACGCTGCCAATGGCCGCCTCTGGGACGTAGGATGTGATGATGGCGAGGCGGTAGTAGACGGTCCCATCCTTCAGGGTGAATTCCAGAGCCACCTTTTTGCTGGCATCAGCGGTAGCATCCGCAGCGGCCTCCAGCTTGGCTTGGCCCGTGTCCGATGTGTCGTAACCGAACATCAGGGAACCCGACCCGGCGCGCAGAATATCGCCGAACTTTTCTTCTTCGCCGGTGCTCAGGTCGTCAAAGGCCGCCGTGTCGAAGATGCCTGCCATGGGCGGAACGTCAGATAGCTTGCCGCTGGCCGTAAACGTCAGGCCGCCAAAGCCTGAAGCGTCGTGTGTCGATGGCAGCGTGTCGGAAACGCCAACAGTGATGCCGACAGAGGATTGTAGAGCCATGTGAGTGGCCTCCTATAATGATTGGGATTGATCCCGGCCTAACCCCAGTCATGGGAAGCGACCTGCCGGGTAGGCCGCTATTCTTGGACGGGGCTTATCCCGTCAACGAACTCGACCAGAACCTCGCCATCGGCCACGGTCGCGTCGTAAACGATACCAGTGTAGGTCACGCCATTTTCCAGCTTGAGCAAAAGCGGCGCGCCGATCTGTGGAGCCTCGCCGTTATAGATCACGGCGGGATAGTTTTTATCGCCGCGCGCGATTTTAATCAGGCGCACGGGTTCGATAATTTCAGGGGCTTTGGATTTGCGCTTTCCCAGCGGCACCACGGGCATTTCTACCCTCAATAGCTCGTGAGGGTGGCAACAATGTCGTCGCCGCCATCAATGGTTACAACGCCCTGCAGATATGCGGAAATAGTGTCCATAGGAATGGCGACCACTGCGCCGTCTGCAATCGATGCGAGCGTGAGGCCAGCCGTGACCGGTACGGCGCCAATACCGGGGACTGGAACAGTCGTGCCGCCCGCTCCGTCAATCTTGGGCGTAAGCGCGCCGCCAGAGGCGTTGCGCAAAGTTAGGACTTGGCCCCGGCCCGGAAGATAGACAAGCGTGTCCGAAGCCCCGAGCGTGGTTTGGGTTACGACGCGCGCGCCGCTGCCAGTGAGGAGTGTTGCTGCAATAACTGCCATGATTTTATGTCCTGATTATGTGTTTAAAGCGGAGTAGCGGATCGTCAGGGGAACGCGCCAATCTGCACCGTCGCGGAACCCGCTAGCGATATTGGCGGGCTGTTCAATTGTTATAAGCCCGCCGGTAATTGGAATGGTCAGCGCCTGCGGAAACAGATCCGAGACAGCATTGGCATAGTCATTGGCTGCATCATCGCCAGCGCCAAACTTGACGACAACAACAACGGCCATCAGCCCCGTTTCCTCGATCACATCAGCCGACAGCATCGGGCCGGTGCGGGTCTGCGAGGGGAATAAAACCTCAAAATATGGGCGGGCCATTGCGCCTTGCGGCTCATATGCAGGCCAAGTGCCGAGCAGGCCCGTGCCACCCGCCGCAAGTCGCCCCGTGAGTGCGTTGTTTATGTCGCTGCGCTTCATCCCAGTTCCGCCCTTGCTTTTCTGACGGCGCCCTTGACGTAGCCCTGCCAACCCGCTGCCGCGACATCGATCCAGTACGTGCCGGGCACGCCGTTTGCGCCGTAGTGGACCGCCTCGGCGTATTCAGCGCCGCTGCCCTTGCCACCCCATGCAAACCTTGCCGTGTCGCCTGCCGTCATTTGCCCTGCGACAAAGGCGAAGCTGGTCGCGCCAGAGATTGCCGTGCTGCCGTTCAGGCTCGACTGTAGCGACGAAGCCAGGGCGTTTAAGTCGCGCGGGATCGTGCCTTTGACCCGACTGCCACCGCGATTGATGCCCGGCACGATTTTGATGTCAGCCACCAAGTCATTTGTGGCTTGCGAAACTACTGCGTCTATAACCTTTTCGGTCTTAGTGACCCACTTGGGAAGGTCAGCGAAACTGTACGTGGTCACATCAGCGCCCTTGTTTGCGCCAGTTCTTCCGGCGTCAGGCGCTCGGCCAAGCCCTTGATAAAGTCAACGCGAGGCCTCACCACACAGCGACAATTCACCACCTCAGACGCAGGCGCAGATTGATCGCCGGGATACATCATTGCGAAGCCGCCAATATCAAACGCCTCGCCTTGCTGGCGTATCTGCCCATCTGCTGCGCGGTGACTGTCGCGCGTTGCGCTGTCGCCAGCGGAATCCCATTCTCGTGTGATGGCCCCCGGCGCTATTTGCCCGCTGTCCTGCATTTGTTGCAATCCCTCAGCCTGTGCCGCGTGAAGGCTGCCGAGCAGTTCGGTTCGTGCGATTGTTTCGCCACGCAGCATTTGCAGCCGCCCGGTGTAGCGTGCCGTGATCCGGGATATGTCTGCCGCAGATACCGGCTTGCCCGCTTTGATTGCCCGACGCACCAGACCGTCGAACCGCTTGTCGCGCAGCTTGCGGCTGAAGTATCCTGCATCCAGATTGCGCAGATCATCGGCCATGTTGCGAACAAACGCTGCCTTCTGGCTGTCCAACCCAACAATTCCGCCCGTGCGCACGCCGCCGGGGCCAACGCGGCCCACCAGATCCAGCGCCGCTGCCCGTGGTGACGTCCCTCGCGTGATGGCGTCCGTCAGTGCTTCGCGCACCGCTTCAACAGTGCTGGTGGTGATCTCTACGATCTTATCGCTCGAAAACTGGCGCAGGATTGCCTCGGCGCGAAGGTTGCGGCTGTCGAAGCGCCCTGTCACCTTGACGCCCTGCCGCGCGCCTGCCGCTTTGACAGCATCAATCGTGAAGTCGCCGCCCACGAGGTGCGCAGCCCTCAGCGCTTCATCCAGCGGCCTGAAATAGCTTGCCCCAAGCCCGATAGCGGCCAGTGCGGCCCCTACGTTGCCAGCGCCAATTGCGGCCTCTAGCGCGGCGATTTGCACGTCGCTGCGAATGTTGGCGAGGGCTTGGTCAAACGCCTTGCGAACGCTTGGTTCCAGTTCGTCCAGCAGGTCTAGGAGGGTTTTGCGACGTGCCATTTAAGCTACTCGCGCATCATGCAGAGCTGCAATGCCTCGTCGGCAGTAAACCCTGCGCGCATTGAAGCATCGTAATGAACCTTGCGAACCGTAGCGAATAGGTCAGCCCTGCGTACTTCATCGGGCATAGAGGCCTTAGCCGCTTGATATAAGGCGTCCATCTTTGCCGACGCGATGAGCTTGTTTGCTTCGTGGCTCATGGGTTGGTTCCTTCCATGCGAAACGACCCCGCTTGCGGGGCCTGTGGGTTGAGTTGTCGTGTGGTTTATCGGGCGTTTTTCATGGCATAGAACGCGACCAGCCAAGCCATTGCCATCAGTGCGCCCTGCTCAAATGCCGCGCGCTCTAGGGCGGCGCAGGCCTCGGGGTAATCATCGTAGATGGTGCGTGTCACGCCCTTGCCCATATTTCATACATCAGATCAATGCCGCCCGGCTTAGGCGGTTGCACGCCGTATATCTGATAATCAAGGCCCTGAACACTAATTCTGTCTGATACCGCTGGAACCACAGCGCCAACCCCTGCCATGATTTTAATGTCGGTCGCCAAAATAGCCGTGCCTTCGCGTTCTTTGTTGCTGAAGGTGCCTAGAACAACATTGAAATTATGTGTGACTTCAGGGCCATATACAGGCTTGTTGTCTGGTCCGGTCTTGGCGCCCTTGCGCTTGATAATGCCGATCGTGCCGACTTCCGCCAACGCAGCGTTTATATCTGTTGCGACGGCGTTCCAGTCTTCGCTCATACTTTATAGGCTCCGATGTAGGTCCGCATATATCGGCGCAACAGAGCATCAATGACTGTGCTGACCGGGGTTGCCGCCGCCGCACCTTGCAGCCCACTATCGCGCAACGTCCACTGGATCGCGTCAACTTTGGTCAACGCTTTTTGCTGATCTGGCGTAAATGTCTGCGACCAAAAGCCAGGCGTTGCTAGCTCAAGTGTTGCCGCTTCATACACA